AATTTCGGTGATGAAATACTTGAAAAAGTAAGAGAGATCATTCAAAACACAGGATTAATCCTGTATAACCAAGCAGTTTCGCTTGCGCCGGTAGCTGAAATCGATGGTGGTAACCTCAAAAACTCGATATCTTTCGATAGTTCTACTGATGGAATGTCTTGTACAGTGCGTGTAGGAGCTTCATATGCCATCTTCGTTGAATACGGAACGGGCATTTACGCAGTCGGAGGGGATGGCAGAAAGACTCCATGGGTTTACTGGTCTGACAAGCTCAACAGATGGGTCTGGACGCGTGGTATGGAAGCTCAACCATTCTGGAATCCATCTATTGACACAGCAAGAAGGTACTTTCTAAAAGAAATAAAAAGGCTGGGGTGATCGGGTGGCAGTAGTTCGTACAAGTTTATTACCATTACAGACAGCATTGTTCCAACGCCTGTCATCTGATCCTACAGTCAAGGGTCTGGTGAAAGGCGTTTTTGATTACGTGCCAGAAGGGACTGCATTCCCTTATATACGAATTGGAGAGCCGACAGCGACGCCTATGGTTACTAAGACAACACACGGAGAAGAGGTTGCTGTCGTTATTCATGTGTGGTCACAGTATCGCGGTAAAACAGAAGCTTACAACATACTGAATGCTTGCTTAGGGGCTACAACAGCACCATTAAAAGTACAAGGATTCAAGTTGGTAGATCAAAGACTAGACAAATTACAAGTATTTGATGCCATAGACGACATGACCAGGCAAGGTGTGCTGCGTGTCATCTTCACGATTAACAATTAGGAGGTAATGAGATGGCTAGATCAGGTAAAAAATCTCTAATCATCGTACAGGAAATAACGAAGGTACTAGGTGATGGAGGTGAAATGATTGGAGAACTTTCCGAACATACTCACTCCAAAGAAAACGAGCTTTTGGACGAGCAAACAAAGTTCGGCCGTATCTTGGAATACGGAAACACATCTGAATCATTTGAAATTACAGCTTACTATGATCCTGCAGATCCAGGGCAAAATGCTGTTGCGGATGCTCTGGATAACGAGCAAAAAATTAAAATTTGGGAAGTAGACAGAGACCTGAATGCAAACGGCAAACATAATGCTATATTCGCGTATGCATTGGTAGAAAACACCGACAAAGATAGCTCTGGTGACGGTCTTGAGGAGTTTTCTTCAACGCTGCAGGTTATCGGTAAATCTCAAAAAGGCGAGTTGGATAAACTGCCGGATGAAATGCTTAACTTTGGTCAGTATGGTTTTGAAACTCCTGGAGAAACAGGAACAGAACCACCAGCTACAGGAGCATAATTACGAGCCAGCCTTCGGGTTGGCTTTTTCTAATACTTAATTATTCAGGAGGAATATAGAATGCCAATTTTAAATATCGACGGAAAAGATTACGAAGCTAAGGTTACATTCCAATTCAACAAACTGGCTAAAGAGCGTTATTACGGCGAAGACAAAGAAGGTAACAAAAGTTCGGGTATTAACAACATTTACGAGAAGTTATTGAACTACGATCATGAAGGCTTGATTGGTTTTTGGGATTGTGGAGTTGCACACCTAAAGGATCGTCCAAAAGTTATTGATATTGAGAATGCTCTTTTGGAACTAATGGACAAAGCTGGGGATTCTGAGCAGCTATTCAAAGATTGCTTTAAAGCTATGGATGAGTCAGGTTTTTTCAAAACACAAGCGAAGAAATTCTGGATCAATCTCGAAAAAGCTCCGGACTTCGCCAAGGACGCAACGGAGAAGAAACAGATTCAAACGTACCTAACACGAATGAAAGAAAGCAGGGACGAGATGACGGCATAGATATGAACGATGTCATAGAAAAAGCAGCGCATTACCTGCAAGTCTATGACAACGACCTTATTTACTCTTGGACTCCTCATGAGTTCCGTTTGAAGATAAAAGGCGCTCAACACAGACAAATAGATGAGTACGAGAAAGAAGCTCGGGCAGCCATGTTCGGTCGTGTAGCAAATAATCAGAAGAAAGTACGAGAAACGCAGCTATTCAATGCAGACAAGGCTCGCAAGCGACTAGATAGGGGCTCTAAGAACTGGAATAGAAGTCGTGATGTTATCTCCTTAGAAGATCACAGGAAAGCTACCAAAGCCATGAGAGAGTATTTCAAAACAGCAAATAAGAAAGGGGGATGACGCCATGCATGAGACGTTTATGGCGCGTATTGGTGCGCGTATAAAAGAGTTTCAAGCAAAGATGAAACAGGTCGATGCTGCTGTGAAACGAACTGCTATGGGAACGGATAAGCAGATTGGTGCTGATATATCCGAGTTCCTACGCAAAGCAGCGCAGGTGTCAGCCAAGGCAAGAGCTCTCGCTCGGGACAAAGTGATAGTGCCAATTGAAGCTAGGACAGAGCGATTCCAAAGTGTTATGAATAGGATCGCAAATACCATTCATGCCTTTGGTACGGTATCAGCCAATACTTTCCGAGGTATGGGAGTAATGATGTCATCTACGCTGGTTCCGATTATATCTACGATTATCGGTTTGATAGGTAACCTTGGCGTAATGATCGGTACAGTTGGTGGCTCAGCGTTCGCTCTAGCCACAGCATTTGGCGCGGCCGGCACTGCTGCACTAGCATTTGGTTTCGCAGCTGCACCTACCATTAAGGCTGTATTTGGAGATATCGAGACTCTTACAGAAGCACAGAGAACAGCTCGTAATTCCTTCGAGGAATTGAAATCAACGTGGCAGGGTGTTGTAAAAGAACTAGAACAGCCTGTACTTGAGGCTTTTAATAAAGCAATGCAGGTGGCGAATAAAGTCCTTGAGGCAACGACACCAATGTTCAAGGCTGCTGCAGATGCTGTTAATAGCTTGATGGATTCCTTGTCTAAGTCGGTTGATTCCAAGCCGATGCAGGAATTCTTTGATTTTCTGAATAAGTCAGCTGGTCCTATGCTCGAAACGATCGGTAAATCGATTGGTAACTTCGTAGCGGGATTCATGAGCATGATGACAGCCTTTGGACCGTTAGCAGAAGAGACGGCCAAGGGCTTTTTGAATATGTCAGAAGGATTCGCTGAGTGGGCAGCACAACTGAGTAAAAGCGATAAGTTTCAAGCTTTCGTTTCCTACGTAAGCGAGAATATGCCGAAGATACGATCCATCGTAGGGGATGCGATTGTTGGTATCGTCAACACATTCGCTGGATTTAGTAGCTCTGCTTCAACTATGATGTCTGATTTGCAAGGTATGATGGGTAGATTCAGAGAATGGTCAGCATCATTAGCAAGTAACGATGGATTTCAGAAGTTCCTTGGATACATTGCAGAGGTAACTCCTAAAGTTATCGCCCTAGTCAGTAACTTAATTACATTCATAATCAACTTAGGTATCGCTTTGGCTCCATTAGGTTCGAAATTGCTTGATATCGCTAATGGGTTCATCGGCTGGATGAACAGTATGATGCAGTCGCATCCGATTATCGGGAAGATAATAGCTGCTATGACTGTAATCGCTGGTGCTCTAATTGCTATTGTGCCATGGGTAGCAGCTTTGCGAGTTGCGTTTGCTGGATTAGGAACGCTGCTAGGTAATGTTCTGGGTCCAGTGTTCACTTTTATTGGATCAGTGATAGGTACGCTCTGGGGTTGGTTCGTTAAGCTAGTGGGTCCAATTACAAACTTAGTTTCTAAGATTCCATTGCTGGGCGGAGCGTTATCATTTCTCGCTGGACCTATAGGGATCGCAGTAGCTGCTTTACTATTACTGGTGCCGGTATTTATTCGTCTGTGGAAGGAGAATGAAAACTTCCGTAATGGTGTTCTCACTGCCTGGACTTGGATACAGAATTTCCTATCGACAATAATTTCCGGAATTTCTACATTCGTCCAAACTGTCTGGGGATTCTTAGTCACTTGGTGGGATCAAAACAACCAGAAAATACTTTCTGTAGCGCAAACTGTGTGGGACACAACGTATAACGTAATTGTCACAATTTTATCCTCTATTTGGGATATTTTGTCAGTTATTGTATCCAGGATTATGGATTTATGGTCACAACATGGTGATAAAATAATGCAAGTAGCTTCTGCGGCCTGGTCCTTTATAAGTACTTTTGTGTCCACGGCGATACGAAATACATGGTCTGTAATCCAAATGGTTACAGGTTTAATAGTTGGCATCTTCCAAATTGCCTGGCCCCTAATTTCTGGAATAGTCCAAATTGCCTGGTCTTTGATAACTTCAATTGTCGAAACGGCGATAAATTTGGTGTTTGGAATCATAGATACAACGATGTCCCTTTTGCAGGGTGACTGGGAAGGCGCCTGGAATGCTATAAAAAATACAGCTTCTAATATTCTAGATACCATTGTTTCAACCTTTGAAGGTATTGACCTCAGAGAAATCGGTAAGAACATCATTCAAGGTCTAGTTAACGGTATTGGCAGCATGGCTGGAGCAGTTAAAGACAAAGTCGCATCTATAGCCGGCAATATTAAAGATAAAATTACAGGCGCTTTAAACATCCACTCCCCATCCCGATGGATGCGAGATATGGTTGGTAAGAACATTGGTGCAGGTATGATCGTGGGTATGGATGCAATGCGTTCCAAAGTGAGCACAGCATCTATGAAACTCGCACAGGCTGCCATGATTGAACCACAGCGTACATCCCTGGCATTCGATACCTCGCTATCCAGCAGTGACTTCGGGCGTGTACAGCACGACTTTGGAGCGCAGATGGATGATTTTGAGTTACCGGAGCAGAAGGTGATCGTTTACAACAATGTTGACAAGCGCGGAATCACTTCAATGGTAGAGACGCAAAGTGCAAGAGAAACACGAGTACAGCAAGGATTCACCCGTAAAGGGGGTTGATTATGGACATTCTTATTGAAAAGTTGAACGGGGAGAAGAAGAAGTTTAGCGACTTCGGACTCATCCCCTTAGATATTCAAATATCCAGCACCGGCATCCGTAATTATAGGACTGAAATACAAGGACGGCCGGGCACAATTTCAAAGGGAGCAGACCACGGAGCAAGAACTGTGGCTGTTCCTTTTATTATGCGTGCAGTTGATTTGATGGACTTTCCTTTTGCTAGGGATGAAATATTCGACTGGTTGGGTGATGTGGATGCTTTTTATCTGTACGAAGGGCGTTCAAATGGAGAAATGTACGCCTTTGAAGTACCTGGAGAACAGAATGGGGATCCACTGGACAAGAATAACAGTCAGATTATCTATGGAAAGCGCTACTTAGTAAGTCGGGATGGAGCGTTTAGCTTCGATCAGACAAACAAATGGGGTAAGACGAGCATTAGTTTCGTAACTGATGGACTTCCATTTGGTGAAAGTGTTGCAAGAACAACGCAACCATTCGTTATAACGGAAACTGGAGACCCTGCAGTCGATAACATTTGGCTAACTGGTCAAGGTGGTCAGTTCCAGGATGATCTAATCTACACCTTCACAGGTAACGGAACAGTCAGAGTGTGGAATGGGGGCACAGAAACAGTTGACCCTCACTTCATGGATATTGTTGTACGCTACACAGGCGCTTCTAACAACCTTACATTCACGAATAAGACCAATGGCTCCAGATGGCAATACAACGGCACCAGCAAAGCCGGAGACGTTATCAGACTAGACAAGCTAGATTCATATAAAAACAACTCTTCTATTACTGGCGATACAGACTTAGATGTACTGACAATCGCTAGAGGGTGGAATGAGATAACGATAAGCGGCGCTGATGCTGCTGGTAAGACAGAATTTGATTTCAAATGGTATTGGAGGTAGTCGATATGCTTGGAAGAATATACGATCCACTGGAAACGAAAGCGTACAACCTTACTGGATTCGATAAGATGACACGCACTCGCCGGGTAAACGGTGAAAAGGCGCTCACATTCGACCTGCATAAGACACCTGCCAATGCTCATTGGTTTGACCAGCTATCCCACATGTGGCGAGTGGACTGGATGGGCGAGAAATACATTGCTCCATTGATTGGTGACGCTACAGAAGGTAATAGCTATGTTCGGCAAGTGGACGCCATATACAGGCTCTATGACGATCTGAGGAACGACCGGATATATGAAACATTCAGCGGTTCCCGTACCTTCGATGCCATGATGAACTTTATCCTTGGAGGTTCTGGATACACATTCAGTACAGTCGACTTCTTCAAGGCACAGGAGTTTGAGAACTTCGGGAATGATTTCCGGTCTGAACTGTTCTTCACAGCCTTAGAAAGATACGGCGCTGAATTCACTGAATCCGGTATGCATATCACTTTCCGAGCCAAGATCGGAAACGAAACAGACTACCAATATCGGCACAAGTTCAATATTGAGTCAGTCGAACGACAGATAGATGCTCTGGACTTCTCGACATACGCTCGATTCGAGGGAAAGGATGGTCTTGTTGCTGAATATACAAGTCCATTGGCTGATATGTACCCTTTATCAAATGGCGGTTACAGACATGCTAACTCTGGTGAACCAGATGATCGTGTGACTAACTACGACACTTTGCTTGCGAGAGCGAAGAAAGCTGTAGATGATAGCTTAAAAATAGCAATTACCTTCAAATTCGAGGATATGCGTGCAGCTGGATATAATCGTGCTGTTCCCAAAGAAGGCGACTCCGTTCTGATGGTTGAGGACAGACTTGGCTTGAAGATTCGGACACGCATTGTTGAAATAGTCGAGGTGTTCGATGCTTACGGTAACGTAATTGACTGCGATGTAACACTATCTAACTTTACTAACCTGACAGAGCAGAAGAAACGCCAGGAGAAAGCCATAGCGGATATTACAGACATCATGGAAGGTAACAAGTCCATTCCTTTTGCAGCACTGGATAGAGAGCTCCAAAGGCTTGCTAATCAGATATTTGCGACTGAGTCACAGGTCGAGTACAACGAAAACGGAATTGTAGCTCGAACAAAGAATAACCCAGATCATATGCTCATCCTTAACAGCGCTGGGCTACTGATCAGCTTGGATGGTGGTAAAACAGCCAGGCTAGCTATCACGGCAGACGGTATTGCTACCGAATTACTTACGGCCGGTTCCATTTATACAAACAATATCAAAATCGTCGGTGACGGCGATTATTTTTATTGGGATGGATCTGGATTGTATGCAATCAATAAGGACGATGAAACGCGTCGAGTAGTAATCAACTCCAATGGAATTAGAGTCGATTATGGAATGATTGTCGTAAATGGCGAAGCTGGAACGGTAATCATCGATGGTAAATCGAACATGCA